CTACCTTCCTTTCTTTGCCAACCAAACTTTTAAAAATGAACTAATGAAACAAAATATCTATGAAATATTCACTTTTATCATAGTGGTTGGTATTATGATAACGGCTTTATCTGTACCATTCTATTATTTGTGGAATTGGTTGTTTGTTAAATTCTTTTGGTTTGATTATATCGACTATTTAGAGGCAGTCGGATTTGTTAGCTTTTTATTTCTATTTCGATTTATTGCTATTGAAGTTAAAACGCCTAAATGAAATTTATTGAGGATGTTGTTTCGGGGAAATTAATTTTAGGCAATTACGCAAGGTTAGCCGTTCAAAGACATTTGAATGATTTAAAAAATAAAAAATGGGAATATGTTTACTCCGAAGCACACGCCAACAGGGCTTTTGGTTTTATTTCAGCCCTTAGACATACTAAAGGCGAATATGCTGGGCAACGGTTTAACATACAACCATTTCAAGAGTTTTTTATTAAAGTTTTGTTTGGTTGGCAAAGAAAGGAAGGAGGTAGGCGATTTAGAAAAGCTTATCTTGAAATAGCAAGAAAGAACGGTAAAACAGAATTAGCGGCTGCCATTGCGGTTTATTGTTTTTTATGTGATAACGAAACGGGCGCGGAGGTTTATACGGCTGCAACTACAAGGGATCAGGCTAGGATTGCATTTGATACGGCAAAGGTTTTTCTTAAATCACTAAAGGTAGATTCTCGCACTTTTAATAAATTAGTCAATGTTCTAAAATATAATTGTAATGTTCCGTCAACTAATTCAAAGTTTGAAGCTGTATCGGCCGATGCTAATACTCTCGATGGATTAAACCCACATTTTGCAGGCATAGACGAATACCATTCACATAAAACAAGTGACGTTTTGGAAGTAATGGAAACGGGTATGGGTTCCAGAACACAGCCATTACTTTTGATTACTACAACCGCAGGATTTAACAGAGAATCACCATGTTACCAATTCCGAAAGGTAATGGTTGACATTTTAGAAAAAAGGAAGGTAGATGAATCGGTTTTTCCATTATTATTTTGCTTAGATGAAGGCGATGACTGGCAGGACAAAAAGAATTGGACAAAATCCAATCCTAATCTTGGGGTCACTCCTTATATTAGATACATGGATGACCAATTTCAAAAGGCATTAAACGAAGGAGCCGCAAAACAAATTCAATTCATGACTAAAAATTTGAACGTATGGACAACTACATCGAGCGTTTGGATTTCCAATAGTTATATTGAGGCAACAAGATTAAAATTAGATGATGACGTACTTTATAATAAAAAGTGCTTCGCTGGTTTAGATTTAGCATCCACGCGTGACATTGCAGCTCTTGTACTTTGTTTTCCTGTACAACCAGGAATAGAAAAACCACATATAAAATCCTATTTCTTTTGTCCGGAAGATAACGTGCGAGAAAGATCTCTTTCAGATGGCGTAAATTACATTCAATGGGCGCAAGATGGAGATATAGTTATGACAGATGGTAATGTTACCGATTACGACTTTATAAAAGCTAAAGTAATTGAATTAACGGCAAAGTATAAAATAGAGTGTATAGCTTTCGACCGATGGAACGCCTCGCAACTTGTTATACAGCTTACAAATGATGGTGCAACGATGAAGCCATTTGGACAGGGATTTATTTCTATGTCTGCTCCAACAAAAGAAGTGGAAAAGATGTTTTTATCAAGCGAGATAACACATGATGGAAATCCAGTAATGGAATGGATGATGTCAAACGTTATGCTTAGATTTGACCCTGCTGGAAATATAAAAATAGATAAAGCGAAGTCAACTGAAAAAGTGGATGGGCCTGTAGCTATGGTTATGGCATACGCGCAAATAATGGTAGAAGATAAACCAACTATTTATACGTCTGGTGAACGCCAACAAGGCTTATTAATGTTATAGAAATGTACCTAATTGAAAAGCTAAAAAATATCAATTATGGAAAAGTTAATGACCAAACAGGATTACGCCAAACAAGTCAGGCAAATTAATTCAACCGATGGATATTTCAATAGATTTTATGAATTATCGGGAGAATGTCGTACACATCAAGAAGCATGGTTAAAACTAGAAGAAGAAAGGGATACATTTGGACTTGATGAAAAATATAAGACCTACGATAGTTTTAGGAAAGCTAAAAGCCTTTACATGGTGATTAGGTTTGTGTAACCTGTTACCAAAAATCCATAACTTCATGCTTATCTGATTTATATTTGCCGCATGGGAATAATTAACTCCATGCGGTCTTTTTTTTCTAATACTAGAGCAAGTATAGAAAATCCATCAACTCCTTTAAACGGTGATACTTTAGGCGCATTATTTCAGCGAGGTTCTACGGCTGGTGTGGCAGTCGATGAATATTCAATTATAGGACTTCCTGCATTTTATAGAGCTACTCAAATACTTGGCGGTGTTTTAAAGCATCCTGGAAGATTAACCAATGAGGCATACGATAGATTAAAAGGTAGTTTTAACCGTGCTTTTGGTGGTAGTCAAAACGCTGGAGGTACTGCTATTTTAGAGGAAGGAATGGACTTTCAAAAAGTAGGGCTTAATCCTGCAGATGCAGCATTTAATGAAACTAAGAAGGCTACTATTTCCGATATAGCACGCATTACGGGTGTTCCGGGTGTTTTGTTGGAAGATATGGATAAGGCTACATTTAGCAACATGGAGCAGTTGAGCCAAATGTTTGTAAATTATACCATTATGCCTCTTTGCGAAACAATAGAATCGGAGTTTAATAGAAAGATATTTTTTGAAGTTGAAAAGGATAAGTATAGCACTCGATTTAATCTTGATGGGTTACTTCGTGGTGACGTTGCAGCGAGATCTTCCTATTATACAACGATGCGTAATGTTTTAGCAATGTCACCAAACGAAATAAGGATTAAAGAAAATATGAATCCTTATCCGGGTGGAGATTCTTATGAATTACCTTTAGCATCTAATATAAAGATTGAACCATCTACCGAAGGAATAGCACACGAGAAAGGTGAAAGTAGTATAGATATTGAGGATGATAGCGAAGAAGAAATGAATGGTAAAGAAAATTCTAAAGATTGATTTATGCCATACAGTAATTACCCTCAATCAGCTACTAATGCAGCAAAGAAAGCTTTGAAGCATAAAGAAGAGAATGGTTCAAAATGTGGTACCTCTGTAGGTTGGACACGAGCAAGGCAATTGTCAAACAAAGAGGCATTAAGTGAGGATGAGGTAATAAGAACATATAGTTTTTTAAGTCGTGCTAAAGTGTATGACCAGGGCAAATATTTTGATGAAGATGATAATGAAATATGCGGTTCAATAATGTATGATGCTTGGGGTGGTTCAACGATGTTACCCTGGGCAGAAAAGACTGCTAATAAAATAATGGATGAAAGGTCAAAAGATGAAACAATGGAAAAGAGAAGTATAAATTACGAGTTTCGAGCAATGCCAGAATCTCGAACAATCGTAGGAACTGCTACGGTGTTTAATTCTGCTTACGATATGGGTTGGTATGATGAAGAAATGAGTGCAGACGTATTTAAAAATTCTGATTTTTCCGACGTCGTAGCTTTATTTAATCATGATGCTAACATGGTTTTAGCCAGAACAAAATCAGGTACCTTAAAATTGAATCTTACTGGAAATGCTTTAGAGTATTCTTTTGAGGCTCCAAATACCTCTTTAGGTAACGACCTTTTAGAAATGGTTAAACGTGGCGATGTATATCAATCATCATTTGCTTTTAGTGTAGAAGCCGAAGATTGGCAGGAAAGGGAAGGCATGAAGCCTAAAAGAGTTATTAGAGGCATAAAGAAAGTATATGATGTTTCTCCAGTAACTTATCCGGCTAATCCAGATACCATGGTTGCCAAGCGAAGTTATGAACAGATAGCAGGAAAGGTAGATGAAGAATTACAAAGTGTTATTGACATATGTGTTAAATCTGAAATTAATATACAGAACGAGTTACGCAGGAACGCCCTGCATTTATTAAATTTAAAAACAAAATAATGAACTCTAAATTGCTGAGAGAAAAGCGGGCTTCCGATTACGCAATAATGGAAGACTTGCAAAAAAGAGCATCAGCCGAAGGACGTCTAATGAATGCCGAGGAACTGGCACAATGGGACGCTGCCGATGCTAACTTTAAAAATTATACGGAACAGATTTCAAGACTTGAAAGATGGAACGACATTAACACTGAAGAAAGAGGTGTTAAAAACATTGAGGACACTATCGCTGCTTTGCCAACTGATAAAAGAGAGATTGTAAAATCTCCAGAATATCAAGTAGCATTCATGAAGGCTATCGCCAAAAGAGAATTGACTAGCAAGGATCAATCTTTGCTTAAAGAGATGAGAGGAACGGCAACCATTACAACTTCTGAAAGTGGTTTGGCTGGTGGTTTTGTAATTCCTTATCAATTCTCATACGAGCTTGAAAAAACAATGGCTTATTACGGTCCAATGTTACAGGTATCTCGTGTCATTACTACTCCGCAGGCAGGTACTTTGTACTACCCAAAAGTAAATGATACTGGTACAACTGGTTCATGGCACACTGAAGGTGGAGCGGTTACAGTTCAGGACATGACCTTCACAAGAGAGACTTTTGCGGCTCACGTTATTAATACATTAGTGAAAGTGTCTGTTGAATGGGCAAATGATGAGTTTGGTTTATTAAATACAGAGTTACCTATTATGTTAGGTGAGCGTTTAGGTAGGGGCTTAAATACTGCATTTACTACAGGCGATGGTTCTGGAAAGCCTACGGGTTTTGCAGCTAACACTACTCAAGGTGCTGTATCTGCGAGCCAAACTGCCTTTACTGCATCGAATTTAGTTGACCTTATTCACTCTGTGGATATTGCCTACAGAAATAGTCCATCGGCTGCATTCATGATGAACGACACTATTTTAAGTGCGGTAAGAAAACTAAACTTAGATAATAGTAACACAACATTGTTCCAACCATCATTAAGAGACGGTATTCCTGATAGATTGTTGGGTTATAATTTCTTCATAAACAATGATCTTCCTGCAACACAGGCAACGGCTGCAAAAATTGTTTATTTCGGTGATTGGTCGAAATACCTTATTCGTCAAGTATCTAACAATGTGTTAGTGCCATTACGTGAAAGATTCATGGACGAAATGGAGTTAGGATTCTTATTATACGCGAGATATGACGGTAAGCTTTTACAAGCTGCTGCCATTAAGCACCTAGCCAATAAGTTGACCTAATATATAAAAAATGGGATGGGTAGCAATATCCATCCCTTCTTTAAAAAATACACAATGGCTTGGAAAGTAACGACACAACCATCTTTAGAGGTTTGGACATTAAGCGAAGTAAAAAATTATTTGAAGGTAGATACTTCTGCGGACGATACTTTAATTACTACTTTGCTGCAGTCGGCTCGTGAAGTTGCTGAAAGGTATCTGAATCAGGCATTAATTACTCAAACGATTACTGAAAAATTAGATAGGCTAAATAAGCCTATTATTTATTTATCCGTATCTCCAGTTATTTCGGTTACATCTTTTCAATATGCTGATAGCCAAAATACAACACAGACATACAATAGTAGTAATTACATTGTAGATAATTTTGAAAAACCTGCCAGGCTATCTTTAGCTTACGGCAAAACATGGCCAACACTTTACGGTAATATAAATGATGTTACTATAATTTATACGGCTGGATATGGAGCGGCTGCATCTAATGTACCTATGCAAATAAGACAAGCCATTTTAATGATGGTAGCGGATGCCTACGATAATAGAGAGGATTATGTAAAGAAATTACCAACGGCTTCGGAGTATTTACTTGATCAATATCGCGTACAAATATTATAATGAGATATAATAAAAAAGAAGAGATAGGTAAATTACGAGAAAGAATCATAGTACAAAGTGTTACTAGGGCTGCCAGCACTACTGGTTTTGGCGTTGAAACATGGACTAATTTTGTAGAAGTTTGGGCGGTGGTGGATTACAAAGGAATAAACAAAGAAGAAGTTGAGGGAGGCAAAATAACAGCCTTATCTCAAATAAGAGTTACTTGCAGAAATAGGACTGACATAAACGAGCAACAAAGAATTATTTGGATGAATAAATATTACCAAATAGAAAATATACAGATAAGTGCTGATAATATGTATTTGCATTTATTTTGTTCATTTGCTCAAAATTACGCGTAATGTCAATATCAAGAAGTAAATTAAATAGGCTTAGGGCGCTCGAAAATGAGACCCAAAAGAAAACAACTAAAGTAGGTAAACTCTTTAAAATGTACAACTTTGCTAAGTCTGTTACTGAACTTGATGACATGCTAAATAAGGTTACAAAAGAAAAGAGAAAAGAAATATCTGACGCAGCCGCACCGATAGCATTAAAGGTTTATAAGTCATTTGTTCCACGTTCAAATAAACCGCACAAGTTTTATTCTCGTGGAATGGAAAAAAATAGCGGCCCGAAATACCACATTGAACCGGGCAACCTTAGACGTTCCATTCAAAATATTTCGGATAGAAAATCATGGAAAGCTTTGTTAACATCTGTGGGTCCTTTATACAAAGATGCTGGTATAAATGTTAAGTTAAGTGGCGAAGACAAGACAGACGGCTTTTATGCGCACATGGTTTTTGGCAGTACAAAAGCATGGATTAGTAAGGTTAGAAATAAGGCTGAAAAGGGAAGCCAAAACGCGGTGATTAATAAAATGTCATCAATGGCATTAAAATACATGAAGGAGTTTCCACGTCAATTTTGGGAGTTATGATAGGAAAAGTAATATATGGGAGATTATCGACTGATACGGCTGTGACTAATATTTGCGGTTTATCTATTTATCCAGACATTGCGCCACAAAATGTGCAATATCCTTTTATTGTTTATACGATAACAAATAGTACTCCTGTCGATTATAAAGACGGACAAAGTAATTTAGAAGAGATTAATTTACAAGTTGATATATACACTAATAATTACGATACTACGCAGACACTTGCAAATAATGTGCGTAATAGATTAGATAGGTTTGTAGGTACCGTAAATGGAGTATCGGTACAAACTATCAATTATGTTAGCAGTGATTCTCAGGTTTATAACGCTGACTTAAATGTTTATTGGATGTCAGTTGATTTCATGGCAAAAATGAAAAGATAATATGAAACTAAGACTTTTAAAAGAATGGAATGGAAAACAACCGGGTAACACTGGCGTATTTCTTTCGGAATATGGAGAACAAATGATTAAGGATGGGTTTGCAGAACTACTTGATGAAGATTTTGTAGTAGAAGATATGCCTAAAAAAGAGGAGGTCAAACAAGATCCTGTTTACATTCCTATTCCTGTTCCTGCTGAATATTTCCAAAACGATGAAGAAGAGAATATTACTAAACCAAAAAATAAATAAACATGGCAACTACTGGCATAATTAATGGTACGTTGATGCGATTATACAAAGATAGTACTGCTATCGGTTACGCAACTTCCTGCCAAATGAATATTTCATCTGCTATGCGTGAAATTCTTACTAAGGATTCAGCATCGGGTGGATGGAGAGAGGTAAAAAAAGGACAGTTATCTGGAACCCTTTCTACGGAAGCGTTATACGCTGGCCCGGGCGATGCTTCTACTAATTATTTGTTCGATGACTTATTCAGCGATTTAATAGCTGGTACTGCATTGACCATTAAATTTACTACCGACGTTGTAGGTGATAACGTGTATACAATGAGTGCCATTTGTACATCATTAGACCTTAACGCAGGCGTGGAAGAGAATGTTAGCTATTCAGCATCATTTGAAGTTACAGGAGCCATCGTGAAAACAACTAAAGCATAATTTTAAAATCCTAACACATGAAAACAATAACAATAGCCAACACATCCATACCGATTAAATTTGGTATGTATGTGTTAGGTACATTTCTAAGGGAGAGGAAACTTAAATTAA